ATACATAGCATCGCCACCGCCATCTCTGGAGTTTGCTCCGCCACCAATATATGTTGATGAAAACACACCTGTGCCTTGCGGATCGAATTTCCAGCCTCTGAATGTGCCTGTAAAATTGCTTTCGCTCATTCTGTGAGTGTGGGCAGGCATCTCGGTTTCTTTTAATTTGTGTTTTTCCTCGCCACCTATATCTCCAGCGGTAAAAACTGTACCGCTATCTGACTCGCCAGCCCCCAGCAGTACCCGCCCAGCTGGCAGTGCCTCCCATGTCGTCCCTGCAAACAATTCTCCGGGATCAGTGTCAACAGTACTGAGGTAGATTGCTCCGACGGGGTACACCTCCGGAAATGTCAAGCGCCTATCTTCCACATCTTGAATCGTGGCAAACTGACCTGTGTCGAATTTTGCTGTAATATTTTCACTTCCGCTTATTACTAATGTTATAGCTATCGTATCCGTTACAGCCCGTGTGCTTTCAGCCGGGACAGTATCTGGCAGGGTATCTGTAAAATACCCTAGCAAGACATCACCGCCAGACTCTGGATTCTGAATATATACCCCTAATTCCCTAGCTGCATACGGCGTCAATATTCCAGCATTTGTATAATTGCCCCGAATGGTTATTTCACCATTCTCCCCATGAGCAACAGTGGCAATTCCTACATCCTGCCGCCACTCTATTAAATCTACCAGCTGGCTGCAGTCTAAATCATCTGCTGCGGTTCCACTGCCAAGAGCCAATTTTGAGAATGTTAACGGGGTTTCTCCTGCCACGAATTTTGATAATATCTGCTTTCCGACATCTGTAATCGTCATAGCTCCAAAGCTACTCAATCTTTCCACCTCCTAAATTAAACAATGCATGAATTTTCCTGTGTATCGCCCCGCCAATGGCTACTCTCGACCGGCCAAAAACTCTGAATATGCTCGGTGTTGTGTGGCGATGCAGAGTAACTACACCAGCAACATAAAGGTTTGTTGAGAACTCAGGGGACTCGTATTTCATTTCCGGTTGGAGTACGATACTTTTTCTTACAACACCACCTACTCCTTTGTATTTGCGGGTTACAGGTATCATTTCGCTTTCTCCAGTATCGCCCCCAGTGCCACCTCCAGTGCCACCTCCAGCTCCTCCGTCTTCGCCTCCATCTTCTTTTTTCTCATAATCGCCGGTATCCATTTCGACTATGGTTTTTATAGAGTCCAGTACGCTGCGCGTATTTTTGGCAGCAAGCACTCCCTGCTTTGCCAAGCCTAAAGACTCCATAGTAGGGAATTTTTTTGTTTTTACTGAAACTTTGAAATGATACGGCTCTCCATCGTATTCGTACCACTCGCTAACTTTTGCTGATCGTCCGAATGTAGATGATAGCATCATCTCTACTGCTGCCGGTGTGCCTTTTATGCGATGCCAGGCGATGGATTCCTTTACCAGCTTGCGCTTTGTTTTTATATTCATCCCTATAGGCTCGTAGAAATCTACATGAAATTGCCAGGCTAGTAAGTCTATTACATCCTCCGGTAATTCATCAATGCGAGAATACAGTTGGCAGTGCTTAATACATTTTGTTATTTCATGCAGTTCTGCATCCAGCGCCTCAGTTATAACTCTTATTTTTTTATCTGTAAGCAGATTTGGCGGTAATATATCTAGCATTGATATATCTTTAAGCTCAATCATCTTCCAATCCTCCGAAATTTACCAGCACGCTGTTTGCGACAGCTACTTCGTCTCTGGCTATAACGGTATAGGTAAAATCATCTAGCTGAATATGTTTTGCCCCTGCTGCTTTCATGCGATATATCAGCTCGCTGGAGTCAATATCGCGCCCCAGCTTTTCTTTTTGCCATGCAACATATTCATTTACCGCATTCGTGACAGCTTCTTGGATAGTTACCGCAGAAGTTGCGTTTTTGCGGCTAATAGTATATTGCACATGCAAATCAAATTTGACTTCTTTGGGAGCTTTTATATCCAACTTATCTGTCAAATATCTAAAATGCGATTGACTAACATAGCTTTCCACAGACTGCAGCATTTCTTCTCCTGGAATAATGCCTCCTTCCAACAAAGGAACAATGCATACAATACCATCACCACCCCGATAAACTGCAACATCAGAAATTAAGGAAGACACTTCCTTGGTTCGATTTGCATAATCTCCCTCAGTGCCAGAACCGAAGCTTTCCGGTGCTTCTTGAATACGCTCGCGTAATTTTTCATCCTGCTCTACATCGCTACCACCTTCACAGTCAGTGGTATTCTCGGTAGATGCCACATAAGCTATAGGATCAACGATAACATTTAGCATACCAGAAGCATAATTGTTGCCCTTAGTTCCTTTTTCAAGACATGTAGCTTTGACTGTTCCCGACAGTCCTTGGGCGGGTATTACCAGCGGTTCATTAGTAACAAAATACACATCCTTATTCTGTGTAGTCACTCTGGTGCCAGCAGGGATGATAACAGCACCAGGTTGCTTGGCAGACAGCGTAAATTTTAGGGTAGTCGTCGCAGCAACAGATTGTAACCGTTCTGTCCCCACCAATATTCCAAGATTATCCAAAAAATCTCCCTTGGCATACTTTAGTAGATTCATTTTTGCCGCATAGTCAACAGCTATGTACATTTGTACAAGTATTGCAGCTAAGGTTTCAAGCAGTAATCTTGTGGGATCAGCTCTGGCTAACGTTCGTCCTTCAACGGTTTCAACATATTTTATTAATGACTTTTTTAATTTTTCAGTGTCTTTTTCTGTAAAATCAATTTCAGGTATATTCGATAAACTCATGAAATCACCACCTTATCATCTATGGCTATCCTCACAGTAGGCACAACAACACCATCATTCTCTGTATTTTGATTAAATACCACATTTGTCACTTTCACTCTTGGCTCAAACTTCTCCACAGCTTCAATAATTTCATTGGTAAGTCTTGTTCTAATGATAGTTACCGGCAAATCCAGTAAATCCATATTAATACCAAGCCCTCTATCCAATGGCACGCTACCTTTTCTCGTAGTTAGGATGGTTCTTACATTTTGAATTATTTCCTCAATTTCGTTTTCAGGCTGTAAGTTTATTTCCTTTATCTCTTTTGCAGCAATATCTAACATCATGTTGCAGCACCTCCTCCAATATTTTTAGGTGGTACATACTCCTTCAAGCTGATGCTCACTTCAGCTGATAAGATATTGCCTGCATTGTCGTAATTTTTAACATTTTCAGCCACTGACTTAATCAGCCATTTATTTTTTCCCATTTTGTTGCCACCTACAGAAAAACTGAGAACTTTGCCACTTTCGCAATACTCAATCAGCTTGCTCACCTCATTGATTGGATTAACTCCCCACTGAGCACACATTTTTATCTTCATGGATATTTCCTGTAAGCCTGGCCCCAAATACTCTGTTAAAGCTTTTTCCCCTATTATTTCATGTTCAGCCGTTCGTGAACTTGCATTTACTGACAATTCGTCAAAAGTATAAATATCATTATAAGCCGATACTCTAAACGCAATATCTCCCAAGGCCCCCAGATTACCCTGAGTTCCATTGTTTACCGATGACATCAAGGCCGAACTCAGTGATTCCCATATTCCCATGCTCAACCTCCTGCAAACACATTGTTACTCCCTGTGGTATGTGTGCCTGGCTGACCGCAGGACATACACATAGTGCTATCCCCAACTCTTATAATTGGTCTGCCATTGACAAATACACTATTGCTGCCTCCCGTTGTTTTAAACGTTCCTCCATGTGGGCAATTAGTCGGTCCGGTATCGCTGAGCCTATGCACTCCTAAGCCATTTACAAACACGTCTCCACTAACTTCACTAATGGTGCCCATTCTGCTATGAGGACAGCAATCAAGCCCCAAATTACAAGTACCTGATGTCTTATCTCCATTTCTGCATACAGCTGGCATTTTTTCACCTCGGTTCATTTATTCTTACAGGGGCGCCATGAATAAGCACTTCACCTACACATTCTATTTCTAGCTTATGGCTGCTTCGATCGTAAGATATATATGTCCCATCATCAAAATCAATTCTTCTTACATCCTGACCATAACGGCCTGGCGGTGATGTTTCGGAATAATATGATCCTAGACATATTCCTGCATTATGACCATTAGGAAGCATTAGGCAGCAGACTTGTTCTCCGACATCCGGAAGCCAGTAATCTCTATTTTTATTGCTTCCGCGGGCCAATACCGGTAAGCTGTCAGACACAAGATTATCCTTATCCTCGAATACAACTTTAACAGTCATGGTGTCTGGATCTGTTACACTCACGCGCCCCATTCTGATTATATTCTTCATATGTGAATCAGTAGCCATTCAAGCACCTCCTTAAGTCCAATCCAACTTTATACCCGCCACTTATTGAATGACTCCCTTTGGTAATGATGTATTTACCATCAAACTTGTGGAAGCCACTTATATTCACCGTACAGCCTGCCAATAATTCAATATTGCCAAGCAGGGACAGGGACAGAGTGACTTCCTCTGTATTTTTTTCGCGCAATTTCTTTTTGGCTAAGCGTTCCGCTTCAGCAAGATTCTCGACCTGTTCATTTACCTCCAATGTTTTACCTTTTTTATCCTCATCAGGTGTGAAGGTATACTCTATAGTTTTTCCAGCCTTAGTATTTGTATACTTGACGTGGCAAGACTTGTATATTTCTCTAGTTTTGCTAGTTATTGAATAATCTACCAAAAAAGAACCTTCGCGATTTATAGTCGCAACAGGTTCTTTCGCTTCGTAACCAACTATGTCAAATACAATAACTTTATTGTCGGATATCTTCAAAGCGTAGCCATTTTCTTTACATAGCCTTTCCAAAAATTCCAAATCACTTTCCTCTGTCTGTTCCGCTCGATCTAAATTAGGATCCTGGACTACATCATAGAGTAGTTCCATATTAGCCTCATTGGATATATCTTTGCAGATTTCAAAAAGTGTTACTTTTTCCCAGCTTCGATTTTTCTCAATCCCCCGTAAAGTATTGTTATCTGGCACAGATACCGCCTTTATCTTCACCTCATGCGGCGGTCCAGATACTTCAATTTCATCAATTTCAAACCGTCCTAGATATAATTCTTGTTCTCCTTCTTCTTGCCAGTTTGAAAGAACAATGGATGCCTTCAGTATTGCCCCCTTCTCAGGCAGCCAATCTGATTCCCAGAGTTCCGCCATATCCTCTAAGGTTATAGATATATCATCAGCTTCGCCATCCATAACATCATTAAAATCAAAACTTTTGAGATACGATGATAAATCCTCTGATATGTCCTTATCGTCATAAAGAATTTTTATCTTAGCTCTGCGTGCATACAATACATTCATCCTTTCCTCATATCAAGCAAGATACAGGTTACTTTTTCCATGGCGGAAGTGTTTCCGGTATAGGTGTCTTTATTTCCGGCAACGTAAGTATTATGCCAGCAGGAAAGACAACCACATCTAAATACTCTGTATTTGCTTCCATCAGTAAAGATGTATACCTTTCCCCGCCCAGCTTGCGATAAGCAATATCGTCCCATATATCTCCAGATACTGTAGTATAAGTATCAGGCATAGCTTACACGTCCTTTCTGGTGCTGAATACGGGCCAGTGCTTTCTCTACAGCACTATCTATCCCCTGCTGCATTTTTGCTATAGTAGATTCATCGGCATTGCCGTTTACAGTAACAGGAACAGTTACATTAACACTCATATTACTATTATTTGTAATACCAGATGCCATGTTGGCTGCCTGGCGCCATAAACCTGTAGATACGTCCGTTGGTGTAGCCTCTGCTGTGGGTTGTCCTTCTGGAAGCATCCCCATTAATCGTCCTGTTTGCAGCCACAAACCTTTAGCTCTATTAGATCCGTCAATAGGAATTGCTGCCTCCGGACTATTTTCTGCAAATGTTGTAAGAAATGCACCTTTACTATAGATACCGCCATTGGCATTGCTATCAATAGAATCGTCATCGTTGTTATCTCCACCGATAAAATGCTTGGCTATATTTATCGCTCCATCTATAGGGCTTGATAACAGCTCCTTTAGACTTTGCCATTTCTGGTATATCCAATCTACAGTACTGGTTACTTTTTCATTAATCCAATCCATTGCTGAACTAACAGCGGCGCTGGCACTATTAAATGCCCATTCAGCAGTATTGCAAATCTCATCCCATGCGGATATAACTGCATTGCGGAAGCCTTCGTTTGTATTCCATAGATATATCAGTACAGCTATAATTGCTGCTATACCTGCTATGACTAAGCCAATAGGATTCATAGACATTGCTATGTTTAGTGCTTGCTGAGCTATAGCTGCAGTTCTCAACCAAGAGGCCATAGAATTCAGAATCATAAATCCTTTGTACGCCACGACCGCTGAGCCTATTGCCACTGCGGCTATTTTAATACCACTCACGAGTGTCTCATGTTCCTTGGCGAAAGATATGATGTTGTTTACGCCATCAGCCATAGCCACCGCAATATCCTTTACGTAAGGCAAAAAAACGCTTCCTATGGTTATAGCTGTATTGCTTACAGCATTTTTTAGCAGTTGCAATGCATTTTCAGTGGTTTCGCTCCTTGATTTAAATTCAGCCTCCATACTTCCTGCATATTTTGAAGAATCTCCTACTTTATCAAGATTAGCCTGCAAGGCATCCAAATTGGAAAGCAATGGAGATATTGCACCGATTGATTCCTGCCCAAACAAAGCTTTAAGGGTTGCTGCTTGGTTTTCTTTAGGCAAGGCTTTTAATGCAGTTAATACTTCAATGATTGCACCTTTGGCGTCAACCTGCATCTTTTTAGCCATTTCGGCTGCATCTAATCCCAGCGTTTTGAATGCATTAGCCTGTGTCGTAGTTGCGCCTTCACCAGCAGTCATGCCAAGAATAAGATTTTTTATGCCAGTTGCAGCTACTTCAGACTGTACGCCTGTCCCCACCATAGAAGCGCCTAGAGCTGCTATCTCACCTGATGCCACACCGCCTACTTCTCCGAGAGGGCCGATTCTGGTAACAACATCCGAAATTAATGGAGCTGATGCCGCCGTGGTATTACCCAAATAGTTAATTTTATCTGCCAGAGATACCACGTCTGATTGGTTCATTTTAAAGGCTGTACGCCATTTAGCCATCATATCGCCAGCCTGCTCAGCTGTGATGTCAAAAGCAACTCCCATTTTTGCGGCTGACTCTGCAAATTGCAGTAAATCTTCCCGCGCAATTCCAGACTGTCCGCCAGCCGCTACAATTTTGGCTATATCCTCCGCTGTCATCGGCAAGGTTTTTGTCAAGTTAAGAATATCCTGATTCATTTGTTTAAACTGCTCTGGAGTATCAAAGTCCACAACCTTTTTTACATCCGCCATAGCGGACTCAAATTTCATAGCCATATCTATACATTCTTTAAGCCCGCCAGCTATCCCAGATGCAACTGCCGCCCCAGTTGGTATACGGGACATAATACCATTCACGGCTCCTGTCTGTGCTGCTGGAGAATCCGCCTGTGGTATTTTCCCAGCACCGCCCTTGCCCGTTTTCATGGCATTTTCACCTAATAATTTGGCATTTTCCTTTATGACCTTTTTTAATTCCTGCTGACGATTAAAGTATGTTGATAAGCTCATGCCTCCAGCTTTGTATGACTGATCTAGGAGTTTCTGTGCCCTTTCGGCATCCTTCATGGCCTTCTGCAATCTTTTTGTTTCTGAGCTTATATTCTCCATAGATTTTACAGCTGAACCAGTAGAGGATTTGAATGATGCATCCAGTATTCCCTTGATTGTAAAAGCCATGACAAGTTCTTTCATCAATTTAATTACCTCCTTTCGATAATGATATAAATATGATAAAATAGCCTCAAAGGAGGGATTCTATATGTTAGCTGCAATTTATACAGGTATAGCCATTGTATTTTGTCTCAAATATCCTAAGTTGGTACTCTTTTTGGTATTGCTTGTGTTTGTCCTTAGTTTTTTAGGGCCTGGTTTTGCCAGTATGTATGATGCTTTAGGCTTTTCTGGTATGACTGTCTTTGGGCTGATTTTCTGTATCGCCCCTGGCTGTCTGCTGGGATATGGTCTTGTATTGCTCCAGCGCAGAATTGGCAAGTGGTATTACAAACAACATCCGGAACTTCCTAAACCTTCCTGGTGGAAAGAAGAATATAATAAATAAAACAGCTAAGCAGCTTCAATTTGAAGCTGCTTTTTCTAATGCTGTTAAAGACTCAACCCAGCGTATTAGTTCTATGACAGGCATATCAAGCCAATAGCTGACATCAGTATATGTCAGCTTGCTCATGCCTAAAGCTGTTTGGCGAATATAAATATCTGCTTTTACATTCCGGCCATTTTCTATCAGTCCCTTACTCCTAAAAAACTCCTAGCCTCCGTGGTTACTTTTATGAAATAAGCTGCTGGCAAAAGTGTAATTACCTCATACGGCACCTTTGCGGCTTCAGCTGCAACTCTTGCCTGAAATTCCATAGAAAGCTGTGGTACAAGTCCATCAATATAGGAGGCAGAGCTAGACGTCATGCCCGCCCTCGCACTCAAAATATGTGCACCGCTGAGTCCTTCAAAATCAAAGTCTAATTCTCTGTACTCGCTATTATTGAACTTTATAGGGTTCTTTAACTCAATTTTCATTTTATATTCCTCCAAACATTTTGGGACTGTCTTGTGACAGCCCCAAATCCAAGCCGTTAGGACAACCCTAGTGCAGCCCTAACTTCTGCCAAATAATCAGTGCCATTGATTTTAAAAATTCGAGCGAATTTGTCAATCTCTATCTTTGTGACGCCATCGTAGGTTTCTTTCAAATACACCAGCTCCAGCGTATTGCTTGAATTCATAGTAGCAGCAGTTTCCAGCTTACCCAGTTCCAGCTTCTTAGGAATACCTCTTACTCTGATAGATACCGGTATCTGATGGATTTCACTCGCAGAGCTATCATAGTGCGCAATCGCCCCTCTGCATTCCAGATCATGAGCCTTTGGAGCGTGCAATTCGGTTACATCTTCATTCAATGTGCGCCAAGTAATCTGCATCTCCATACTTGAAGTCTGCCCCATAGTTGGCATTTTTACTTCACCACTGATACCAGGGCCTTTCAGTGTTTCAGTCATGTATTCAATACTCGGAAGGGTAATATCAGCAGTACCCAATTTCTGCTGACCATCCTTGAAAATAGTAAAATCTGTAAGCTTATCACGAACAGCATTGTACATTCGTTTTCACCTCTCTTATTCAAATAAAGTCTTAAAGTAATTCACATCATACTCCTGCACGAATTCGATATCTCTAGCAGGAGGCGGTGGCGTGATATACACATGAAAATTGATAATACCATCCATCAAATCAGTAGTAGTATTTTCATCTTCTCTAAACTCGACACGCCCGCCGAGAATGAACTGTTTGGCGGTTAAGCCATTAAGCCAGATATTTGCACTGTCCACCATTGTAGCAATCAGACGCTTGTTCATAGGATTATCAATTTCATTCCAGAATGTAGTAATCAAGGTATTATTAACCCAGCAGAACATTCTGCGAATAGGAATAAATGCATCCTTTACATCTGTGTTGCCTGGATAACAAGATGTGCGATTACCCCACGCTTTCCAACCGCCTTCATTAATCGCCGTCACGACGCCCTGTCCATTTAAGTATCCACCAGTCTCTACATCCAATAACATTTCAGTGCCATCTTCCAGAATGGTAGAATCGCCTTTTATTGATTCATTGGATGGTGACTTGTACGGGATGTCATTGTTTTTTGCATCGGTTGCGCAAATAACACCTGCCAGCTGGGTAGAGAAATGATATTTTTGACCGCTCAAACCGATCATCGGGTAACAAGCTACCAGCTGAGGATCAACAATGTTATGCTTATTTTTCCATGCCACAACATCAGTGTACTTCTTTACCTCCTTGGTGTTAATATCAGCCAAGGCCAATGCTTTGAATCGAGAGTTTATGCCCGTGCTCTTTGCTGACATAACAGCAACCACACCTGCATCATCAGACCAACCTGGGGCCAAAATCAAGCCAGGAATCAAACCGAATTTAGGATATACCTTTGCGATATTCTCCATGCCGGTGTATGCGCCTGTAGAAACATCTACACCTCCGATAATATCGGAATGCTCCACCGCTGCGGGATTCAGTTTATCGAAGCTTAATTTGATATTAGAGCCAGCTGTCACTGCTTCTTTGAGTACGGTAATTACTAACTGCCCATCGCTATTGTATGCTGCAGTGTAATCTGTATTCTTTACCAACTCGCCATCGTCTTCAGCAGATTTAACTTTCAGTGACGGTATAAGCACAGCGTCAGCAGCTGGCAAAATAACCGTCTTATCTTCCTGTACTTCAGCTGTCTGATCATTTACAGTTGTCTTATGAGCCGCAGGATCTAATACATTGACAAATACGACAGGTGCCATATTGAACAGCGCGAATTGGCTATACATAAATTCGCACAAGGTATAATCCGCCCAGTTGTCGGAATACCCCAAACTTTGTACCGCCTCATCATATTTGTAACATAAAACCGGCTCATTAACTTTAGCAGGATTTGTTGCCAAATGAATTGGTGCTGTACCAAAAACAACTGGCAAGCCTGCATTTATCTGTGTCATTGGCACTAAGGAAGTCGGAACTTCCCGCCCGTATATACCATGCTTATATGCCATTACATTTCACCTCCTGTCAACTGCTGTACTGCCAACCATTCAGCAGATCCCTTTGTGCTCATACGCACCTTAGCAGCAGTAATTTCACTGATTGGTACAAGTAAAACACCGATTAAGGAATATTTTTCCTTCAATGGCTCGAAAAATATAGAGCAATCACCTCTATACACTCTGCCATTAACCAGCCCCAATTCTCTCATATTGGGGCCTATATACATCACCTGGCTTTCACGCTTTGTAGCTTCTGCCATTTTTGTCCTTGCCATAATCTTTCACCTCACATAAAATTTTCCTCATCCTGCAATAATGTATCAACATTCACTCCAGGAGCGCCAATTGTATAACTCATTTTCATGTAACCAATCCATTCTGGAAAGCCCTGTTCTTCTGGAATTCCTGTTTCCAATGGCTTTTTCAACATGAACATATCGCTGATAACGGGAGATTGGCAAAGCCACTGCCTGCACAATTCAAGCGCATGGTAAAGTTCTAAATGCCCATCTTCTATAGCTCTGTTGTATGTAGCAACAAGGAGCTGTAATTCTACACTAGATTCCCGGTCTTCATCCTTTACTTTCACCGGACGAATAACTACGCACGGGGCCTGTGCTGCTTTATCCTTGTCGCTCATAGCTCTTGGCAAAAATCCAGCATATACATGCATTGGCTTACCATCCGCCCTCTCATCCGTTGCAACATAGCCTATAGAATTAAATTTTTTCTGAAGGTAACTAGCTACCTCCTTTGCACATCTCATTGGTGTCAATCATAACCCCTCCCAGAGCCATATGTTAGTGCGTGCTGTAATCTATCTTCAAATACAACTTTTATGCGTTCCTGTACCTGCTCAGATACATTAACATTTCCAGCCATCTGTGGTACTGATAGAGTGTACTCCCGTTTTATAGGGAGTCTTTTTTCTGTTACCCTGTGGTATAAACCGCTTTTAGCAGCAACAAAAAAGGAATGTTTTAATGTTTTGCGGCTCTTAGTAACCTTAACGCTAACCATTCCTTTTTTACTAATGCTGGGGCTGAATTCCATCAAGTCAATCGGTCTGCCAGATACGATTAAAGCACCATCGGGATTGACTCCAGAGGCTCTTTTTATCCTTGTGTGTGACTTAATAGAGCCAGCAGAAACACTGTACTGACTACGAATGCCTACAGAAAGCGTTTTCCGGCCAGCAATCAGGGATCTATTCGCAGCACTTCTTATTGCTTGCGGTGCCCTCCGCTGGGATTCATTGATAAGCTTTTTTGCATTATCAAGCTCTCCGAAAACAATATCTACACTCATAAACTATCAGCCTCCAGAGTAACTGTTAGCAGCCCCACATCTTCAACTACATCGCCGACTCGGTATATTTCTCCATCCACCTCGATTGCATTTCCATGTACAACCCGCTCGGATAAATCCGTTGCTTTAATGTGCAAAATTCGTGTTACACCGTTTACACCATCAAAGGCAGGTGTATTATTAGCCTTTGTTATCTGCTCTTTAGTGGTTAACCCCTCCAACACGCAGATAACATCCTGGCCGTTAATATTGTGAGTCTCGGCAAATTCATCAGCATTGATGAATATATCCAAATCAGCTTCCAGCTGTTCCTTGAAACTAATCATTTCTTTGCCCTGCTGGAGCTAGCAGTTTTGCCAGCAGCTCTGCTGGTGCCCGCCTTGGTTGTTTTGGTTCTTGGCTTGCTTTTTGCCGGCGCAGATTCCAATGTTTCCTTTGTGTCAGACTCTGACACCGCTTCCGGCATTTCCAATGTGTCACACTCTGGCGCTACTTCCGGCATTTCCAGCGTGTCACACTCTGACACATCAGGCAATAAGCTATAAGCCCCGGCAGATTGCTCTGCCAGGGAAATAGCCATATCGCGGGGAATATCTACACAATCACCCTGCTTGTAGAGTTTGCCCTGATGCCTCAGCATGAACTTATTAATCAATAACTTCACAGCAAACCCTCCTTATTTTGCTTTGATAACCGCCCAGTCATCCACGGATTCAGGAGCCAATACACAACGGCAATACATAGCCAATGACACGGTGTTGTCATTTTCATTGGCCCTGTATGCCGGTACATAATTACCCGCGTAAGTCTTGAAGCCGCCGCCTTCCACCAAGGTTACAGCGCCATGCAGCTGACGGCCACGGCCCGGAATACCAATGATGACATCATCATCGCCGATAAAGCTCTGTACATTGCCTTCATCGTCAACGTAAGTCTCCATATAGGAATACAGCTCCAGATTCAGGCTCATGATAGTACCGATATACATAATCTGTGGCGCAGTCAGACGCGGCTGGAAGCTCATCATATTAAGGTTATTAGCGTTCGGAATAGCTAAATAATTCATGATGGCTTCGTTGCCAAGAATATAATTCATAATATTCTTGCCACAAATGGCTACGCTAGGCACGATACCGGCATTTTCTTGAATGCTGTTAGACATTTCTGCCAAATCGCCATAAATGTCTGCACCGGCCTGATCCCACTTGGTGGTAGGCTCCAGCTTCTGTGTCCAATCTTCGAATTTGATAGTATCAGTCTTAGCGACCTTCCCATCACTGGCATAGCCCTCAATCTCACACTGACCAGTCAGCAGAATATCTGCTGCCATCTTGTTCTTGCGATTGATTACCATGTTCTGCAGCTCTACCAAATCCTTGGCCAAAATATCATTAGCCCGCTGTTCCGGTGTGCGGACGCTGTAGACATCCTCGCCAAACTGTCTAACCATCAGCTCTTCAGCAGACAACACACGACGAGGCCCCATCATAGGAGGCTCGTACAGGTCGATTTTAGAGCCAGTACGGCTGGTATTTACACCATTAGTGCCGGGAATAACGAAAGGCGCCAGCTTGCGAGCTCCCTTGCGATACTCTACAGCAATCTTACTTGTTACGGCGGTTGGTGGCACAACAGGAAAGAAAGTATCAACCAAAAAAGAAGATGGCTGCTTCATTCTGTCCATAGCTTGCATCAAAGTATATGTGTCCTTAAAAATTTCTCCCATATCTTTTCACCTCTTTCTTAGCGGATGGAAGTCAGATAAATATTCTTATCCCGCAATTCTGCCTCATGGGCGCCTACAGTATCACCAGCAGCCACAATCAACTTCTCGCGATTGAAAATACCACTGACAAAGACGGTCAATACAGTGTCTGTTGCTGTGGCATCCTCGGCCACAACATACTCAGCCACATCGGTAGTACCACCAGAGCTGGCTTTGTTAGTCCCAACCAGCACACCGGCAGCAGTGACGATAGAACCACGCTTCAAAGCCGTGCCTGCCGTAATTGTGATATTGTGGCGCATGGCAGTAACTTCATGACCGCCAATCAGCTCTTCAAAT